AAAGGCTCTGGATGCTAGCTATACGATTGACAACAATATTGTCACGTATAGCGTGCAAGGCGGAGCAACCTACCATCACGAGTTATGGGACTACCAAGGAGATAATGTGTGTGTAAAAGACAAATTTGGAAACACCATTGTCTACGTCATAGAACAGCACGTGTTAGAGGAAGACCCCAATAGACGTATAGTTGGGTTTTATCCAATCGCGACGTATCCCCGATATACCATACCATTTGAGGTTAAGAGGGGCGTACAGCGCCTAAAACCAACGTATGGAGGCGTCAACTGCATCAAGAACATCACCAGCAGTATGGTTTCGGTTTCTGTAGTCGGCTCTACAAATGCAGTCACAATCCCACAGTCAATATACGACGCTCTTGTCGTGAGGCGTGGTGAAAGTAAGAATCCTGTGATTGCGGATGTCGAGCGTATATTAAACGCAGAAGGAATCGAGAAAGCCTTTTTAAAGGCACCAATACTATTCAAATTGCTGAGTGGTGAAATTGGTGGTTGTGGAACCATTACATCTACAACAACAATTGGACAGGCGCGGAACTTCCAAACATTGTTCCCCCTAGTCCATGAAGATGGAAAATCCGTGGGACGTAGTGTAGCCCCACCCCTGGTAACAGAGCCAGCTTTTGTTCCAGCGAAATCATTTAATAATGATGTTGCTACAATATCTGGCCGAATTGATAAGATCAGAAATGATAAAGTCACCCCCGCTGCTTGGAAGACCTACGATGCGGAACTAGCAGAATTCATTGTTCCGAAAGAACTCGCCGCAACTGGATCTCCATATACGTATGAACGCGTAATGGAACTACAGAATAAACCTGCGCAACGAGGCCGTAGCGAGCAGATAAAGTCTACTGTTGCGTTAGAGTGTCTTAATAAGGTGAAGGCTTTTATTAAAGCCGAACCTTATGGATCCATCACAGACCCTCGAAACATCAGCACGGTAGACCCCTCACACCAGTTAAGTTACAGTTGCTTCACTCTTCCGTTCAAAGAGGACTGTCTTAAAGGTAAACCATGGTTCGCATCGTCAATGACACCGACGGAGCTAACGAACCGGGTGCGTGAGGTGTGCCAGTATCAATATGGCGTGATTGTCTCGGATTATTCCAGACTTGATGGCCATATATCAGCGAGTGACAAGCAATTCAAAGAACATGTTTACCAACGGTGGAATAGTTACTCTCATCGCGCCGCATTATCAAGAATTTTGGCGGCCGATCGTAACCCAAAGGGGGTTACAGCGCAAGGTCACAAGTATGACCCCGGTTTCTCCCAATTAAGTGGATCACCAGGAACTACCAACGATAATAACCTGGTGACGCTTCGACATGATTACATCGCACTTAGATTACTCGGCAATGAACCTGAGATGGCATGGCAATTGGTCAACCAATGGGTGCTAGGCGCATCTGATGACCGTATACGAGCTAATTTGCCAGGCCTAGCAGAAATGCTTGAGCTGGTCGCTTCGAAACTCGGGCACGAGTTGAAATCTGTGGTATTGTACCCACAACAAGGTAGCCCGGTCCCCTTCCTAGGACGCATTTATGCAAGTCCGGCAACGCATTTGGATTCCGTACAGGATCCAGAAAGGACGTTGGCTAAGCTTCACTTGACTATGTCACCTGACACAGTACCTCCTAAACAAGCCCTGTTTAACAGAGCATTTGGGTACCATGTCACTGATAAGAACACCCCCATAATAGGAGTGTGGTGTGCCAAGGTCATGGAGCTGTTACAAAAGGAAGGATTCGAGTGGCACCACTCAACGAACGAAGAAGATTTTCGTGTTCGTGCAGGCCCGTACCCACAGGATAACGTGGATTTGTTACGGAATCTGATGAGCTTATTGTTGAACCTCACTGCAGATGAAATAGA